TTTCTTGTGATGTTTCTTGGATTTCTTGTGATGTTTCTTGGATTTCTTGTGATGTTTCTTGGATTTCTTGTGATGTTTCTTTCTATATCCCCTTGCAGTTGTATGTGGACCAGCAGTAATTTTTATACCTGGATGGTCAACTGCATTATAGCTTGGAGGAAACTCATACATCTCTTGAGCTGCACTCTGACTTGCTTTTCTCTCTTCTCTTTGTTTCTTTTTCAAAATTTTTGAAAATTTTGGACCAAACAAATTAATACTTGACATTATTATAAAATAATATGATATAAAAATATATTTTACTGTTTTATATATAATGATCAAGTCTTTTAAAGAGAGATTGCCTGGACCCAACAAAGAAGAACAACAATATTTGCAACTGATTAGAGATATTTTGGATCAAGGAGTCCTAGAATCTGGACGAAATGGTGTTACAAAATCCATCTTTGGGTCTGCAATGCATTTCTCTCTTGAAGATGGAGTTATACCGCTTTTAACCACTAAAAAAGTAGCCTGGAAGACCTGCTTAAAAGAACTTTTGTGGTTCATTCGCGGGCAAACTGATGCCGCAATTTTGCAAAAGGATGGAGTGAAAATTTGGGATGCAAATGCATCTCGTGAATTCTTGGATTCACGCGGTCTTTATGACAATGAAATCGGTGACTTAGGACCTGTTTATGGGCATCAATGGCGACATTTCAATGCACAATATATTGACTGTGAATGTGACTATACTGGCCAAGGAATTGATCAACTTCAACAAATTATTGATTGCTTGAAAGATCCTGAAAAAAGAAATAGTCGGCGTTTAGTAATGAGTGCTTGGAATCCATGCCAATTAGATGAAATGGCACTACCACCTTGCCATGTTCTTTGCCAATTCAATGTATCTGAAGGAAATAAACTGTCCTGTTCACTTTATCAGCGCAGCGGAGATGTGGGATTAGGTGTACCTTTCAACATAGCATCCTATAGTTTTTTGACGCATATTTTAGCAAAACATTGTGGTCTAACTGCATATGAATTTGTTTATAATTTGGGAAATTCACATATTTATGAAGATCACATTGAACCACTTAAGTCCCAGATTGAGAGAGAACCTTATGAATTTCCAAAAATTATTGTAAAAAATTTGAGAGAAAATATCAATGATTATAATTTAGAAGATATTGAAATTACAGACTATCAATTTCACGAACAAATATTTATGAAAGTTGTCGCGTAATTAACTTAAAAAGTTAATGTTAAATAGAATTAATAATGAGCGCAAACAGAGCAAATGCAGCTGCTAGAAATAGACGTGCTGGTGGGGCAGAGATGCCTCCACCTCAACAGCAGAACAATGGTCGTCCTGGACAAAGACCTGGACAACAAGCTCAGTCACAGGCACAACAAAATCCGAAAATCTCTGTTTCCGATGCTATTGGTCTGGTTTCATTGAGAATTGGACGTCTTGAACAGTTTATGTATAAGATCAATAATGAAGGTATGCCTTCTGATGAATCAGAATTGAATCTTGGAGATAATGATCGCATTGTTGACGAAGATGTATTTAGAAGCATTGTTTCCAGAATTGAATCTCTTGAACAAAAGTTAGTTTCAACTCAAAACTCATCTAATAATTTTGCATCATCACTTACTGCTGATCATCCTCTTATCAAAGGTCTATCTGAAAAACAAACTCAGCAACAACTTAGTATTTATGAGGTGAAAGACCTTATTTTGAAAATGCAGTCATTTGCAATGGAAACCAGCACGAGTTTGAAAGGTCTTATTGAACAATACGAATCTGACAAGATGTTTTATGAAGAACAAAATAATAATGGATTTTTAGAATCTAACAATATGAATTTTGCGGTGGAAAGTGAAGTTGTTGATGATAATAATCTAACAATTGACGGTGAAACATTGAAGGAACTTATTAAGCAGGAATTATCTAACGATTCGGTTTAAATATATACTACTTCAAATTAGTTTAATATTTATTATATTTCTAATAATAAATATTAAAAATGTCTTGTGTAGATAAAACAATGTTAACCAGTGAAAAAAACGAAAATGATCAACCTCAAATATGCAAAGATGCACTTGTTCACTTTTGTGATGAAAAACATAAAAATATAAAAACAAGTGCTATCAAAAAATATAACATTCTTCTTGAACCACGTGAAATTATTAGTAACTTGTCTTTTATACAAGGAAAAAATAATATATTATTAGACTACAGATATTTTAAATGTTTTGTTCCTGAACAAGACTATGATAATGTATTTCAGTATTTCTTCAACTTAATTAAAAAAGTCTTAGAAAAAAACGATTCATTCAATATTCACGTTTATATCAAGTCATTGGCTATATCTGATCTTGACAAGTACTATTCATTTATATCCAAAATTTCGCAAATTATGAAAGACGCGTTTCCTGATAAGTTAGGTAAATGTTATATTTACAATGCATCTTTCATTTTTGCACAGTTAGTCAAAATCATTGCGAAATTTGTTGATAAAAAGACTCAGGAAAAAATTCAGTTGATTGATGAATAAACTTATTGTTTTTGCTATAAAAAAAATAATTGAGTAAATGGATATTATTATAAATAAATAAATCATCTTAGAAAGTTTATAGAAAAATGAGAATCCAGGCTCCCCATTTTTATCCATATTTAAAATTTTAAATATGGCTATTAATAAATATTTCAAATTCAAAAAACTTTTCCAACTATTAAAATTTTCTGTTTCATAAAATAGTTGATAACAAAGAGGATCTTTGTAAATATACCTAGTTGTGTATTGACAATAGAAATTTGTATACAAATCCCAATCATTTATTGTATCTTGTGGGTCTTTTATATCTAAAATATTTTTTCGGAACTGTTTTGAATAAATAGATGAATGTGTTCCAGTAGTTATAAAAACCTTTGAATGATTTTGAAACAATGAAGGCAACTGTAGGTATGGTACTGTTCCTAATAAATAAATAAAATTGTTATTTTTTGATGATTGTGTATTTATAAATTCAGTAAGTTGATCTATGACTTCTTGATCTTTTATCTTTTTATTGAAAATAAAATCATCTTCCAAAATAAGAATATTGTTGTAGTCTTTTTCTTCTGCATTCTTGAATATTTGTATATAACAGTCTATCAAGTCGCAAACAGGAGTTTGGGCTCTTAACTTTTTTTTACACTTATTGAATCCTTTATTGTTTAAAATAATAGTTTTTTGGGTTATATTATAGAGTTTCATCTGGTTGATTATATTACTTCTTCTCTCTTTGTTACCTTCTAAATGAATAATATAGGTTGCATCAATACATTTATCTAAAAGTCCGGATTTCTTTTTAATTTCTTCAAAAAAATATAGATCACTTGAGTTGTCTTTATCTTTTTTTGATTTGTTCTCTTTTTTTGCATTCTTGTCTTTTTTATTACTTTTATCCATGTTCATTTAGTATTTTAAAAAAAAATTGAAATAGAAACGTTAAAGTTTATTTGATTTACACTATCCAAACGAAAATGCCAAGAAACCAAGGAAACCCATTTATCTTCTATATATTCATGTTGCCATTGTTCTTGGTTATGTTGAAGAGATTCACTAGAAACTACAGAGTAAATAATTCAACTAGAATTCCTCTACCTATGCGTGTACCTGTACCTGTTCCTATCCCTCTTCCTATCCCAGTGAAAGAGCCAAAGAAAGACTTTCTCATAATGGAAGATTGGAATACAATTATCAAGCCAGAAAATTATGTACAACCTGAGAATTTCTTGCTCACACCTGAACAGAACAAGGCGCATTGGTATGCTTTCTTGATACAGTAAAAATCAAATAACAAATAACAAATAACAAATAACAAATAACAAATAACAAAGAAAAATACTTAAATCTTTACAAATATGTTGTATTATGAAGCTTTCACTTAAAGATAAATCCAAGAAAGAGACATTTATTTCTCTATTTCAACTTCTTAAAACCGCCGCATCAGTTATTTGTATTAATTTCAACAAGGATCATATTTATATTCAAGGTATGGATAAGTCTCATATTTGTCTCTTTGATATAAAAATTTTTTCTTCATGGTTTGATCTCTATGAAGTTCTTGATGATGATGAATCTGCAATTTGTGTAAGTAGTCAGTTCTTTCATAATATTCTTTCAATGACACAAGAGAAACACGAATTGAAAATTCATTATGAAGGTAATCCGGATTCCATATTTATTGACTTGGTCTGTGATTCTGACGGAGGAGACTATAATAAATATTTCAAGTTGCCTCTTACCGATTTTGAACCTGAGATTCTGAATGTTCCTGAAGTAGAATACGATGCCGAGTTTTCTATTAGTGCCAAGAAGATTTGTGAGCTTTGTAACCAGCTATCAATCTTTGGTGAAATTATGAATGTGAAATGTAATGAAGACAAGATTGACCTCGTCTCCACTGGTGTAGGAGGTGAAATGGCAGTGAATATCCCAATTGATGATTTGAATGAATTCAGTATAAGTGAAGGTGAATTTATTGATCTCTCTTACAGCTTGAATTATATAAGCAAAATG